ATCAACACCACCGTCACCATACTTAGTATAAAAACCGACTCCATAATCCTCCACTTTGTTTCCTGTTCCAACCACTATACCACCAACTGTACCTGCGATCTGATACAGAGTCACCATACGCATACGTGACTTAGTGTTTGCATTTGCATGCTCACTTGCAGTAAATTCTTTTTTATCATAGTGTTGTGCTTCAGACCACCATTCAACAGATTTTAAGAAACTTTCATATACACTTGAAAGTTCAACTTCAATTCTTTTTACATTGTCATACTTTTCTGCAAGTCCTTTTGAGTGAACATCAGAAAGTTTTGTATTTGTAAATTTAGAATCAAGAGGCATACACACAACATAAGTGGGTAGACCTGTTCTTGCACATAGTGAGGAGACAACAGCAGAATCAATTCCACCTGATACTCCTACTACAAATGCTTTCATACTATGTTGCCAATAGTAATCTTTTAACCATCCAACAATTTTATCTGTTAGATCTTCATAACTATCAATACGTGTCATTTTATCCAGAGGCTAATAATTCAAGTTCTTCTTGTGATTGTAGCACATTTTCTTCTTGTGTGCTGTATAATTGCAAACATATCCAATTATATGTTTTGCGTATTCCTTCTTCGAGTGTTTGAGAATAATCCCAACCAAGTTTTTCTCTTACAAGGTCATTGTTTGAGTTACGTCCACGAACACCAAGAGGTGCATCAAGAATATGTTGTTTGTCAACTTTCTTGTTTGCAACCTTAGCTGCTGTTTCAACCAACTGATTAATAGTAACCATCTCCTCTGAACCTATATTTACAGGTCCCATGAAGTCTGATTGCATCAATCTCCAAGTTGCTTCGATGCATTCATCAATAAACAGGAAGGAACGAGTTTGTAAGCCATCTCCCCACACCTCGATGGTTCCACCTTGCGGCGAGAGTTGAGCGACTTTGCGACAGATTGCTGCTGGAGCCTTTTCTCTTCCCCCGTCCCACGTTCCTTCTGGTCCGAAGATGTTGTGGTAACGAGCAACCCTAACAGGAATATCATAGTTGCGATTATAAGTGAGATATAACCGTTCACTGAAGAGTTTTTCCCATCCATATTCGGAATCAGGGTTGGCAGGATAAGCGGACGTTTCACGACAATCAGGGTTGTTAGGGTCTAGTTGATTATGTTCTGGGTACATACACGCAGAACTACTGTAAAATATCTTTGTTTGATTTACTTTCTTATCTTTGTTTAACTTCTTTTGTTCTTCTAAAAGATTTAGATTGATTGAAGCAGAGTTATGCATGATGTCTGCATCATTCTCACCTGTAAATATAAATCCTGCACCACCCATATCAGCGGCAAACTGATAGATTTCATCAAATGGTTCTAAGAACTTATCTACAATTTGTGCATAGTAATTGCCAGTGTATCCACCAAAACGAATTACTCTACGGACAATTTCAACATCTCTAAGATCTCCACAAACAAATTCATTTGCTTCTGTCCTAGAAAACTCAGGGTATTTAAGATCTACACCTCTTACCCAATATCCTTCTTTACGCAGTCTTTTAACCATATGACTGCCAATAAATCCACCTGCACCAAGAACAAGTGCGGTTTTTTTGTACTCTCTCATATCCTATATGAATAGTCGATCAATATATTTAGTATAAGAAATTTAGGGTTGTTTGTCAACTCTCCCATAATCATCTTGTAGTCTTACAATATCTTCTTCATCACACTCTCCTCTCTGCACCTCGATGAATGTCACACCATCAGGACTTGCTTCCATACGATGGATTGCTTTCTTCGCAATAAACATGTCATCACCATCATTCATAATAAAAACGTTTTTATTTACAATTGCCTTACCAGAACCCTCCACCACTGTCCAATGTTCATCACGATGATGATGATACTGTAATGACAGTTTAGTATTTGGTTTTAGATAAATCTTTTTCACCTTATAGTTCTTACCCTCATCAAGGGTAATAAACCATCCCCACGGTCTAAATTCAAACTTTCTCATTATTTTGTTTTAAGTGTTATACACTCTCAATATACTGAATGTGATCCTCTAGTTCTTTAATTAATTTTGATTTGTTATGTCTACGATCCAACTCAATCCCAATGGTGCGTCCATAAATTTCAAGTTCTTCTTTTGACATATCATGAAAGTCTTTCTCATCAGAAAATGCATCTGCAATTTCCTCTTCTGGTCTGGGTGGTTCCTCTACTACAGGAGTAGATGTTTTTGGAATCTCAGTTTTTAGAGTCTTTCCAGATAATAAATCTCCAAAATGTGACATTTTACTATACTATAATGTTCTGATTTATTTATCACAAACGTAGCAAGGCACTCCTGCAGGGTCTAACCACTTTGTGTACTCAAAGTCCTCGATGGCAGTCTTGAACTGCATAAAGTTGTCGCAGAGGTACATATCCTTGTATCCATTGTGATTGTTCCACTTTTGAATACGATAGTCTGGATGTCCATTCTCTAAGAGGTCAGGCATTTTTACATACCTATATGGATCATTCTGGCATAATACTTCAATCATTAGTTTAAGTCCTCTATAATACATTCTATCACAGCATTATAGTCTGCGTCAGGGTCTTCACCCTTTAAATCAATATATTGTAACCCTTCGTAATATCTTTTTACTTTCTTATATAACTTTGGATATTTAACATCCAAGAAAATTTCTTTGTTTGCAGCTGCACGGAGAGTGCTTATGTCTTTCTTAAATTTAGAGGTGAGTGTCATTACTCTATATCGGTTTACCTCTGCATTATAAGAGGTTCTCCTTCCTCTGTCAAGCTCTGACTACAATATCACCATCATCTTCATCGTCATCTTCTTGATCTTCTGGATTAAACACGAGTAACTCTTCACCATACTGTATTCCCTCCATTTCTGGATGTGGTGCTGGCATTTTATATGCTCTCATTGCATCACTGTAAGAATTAACTGGTGTCTTATCAAAAGAGTTCAATGTTGATCTCATCATCATAAACATGTATACACAAGTCATACCAAACACGGCTGCAAAACACATGAGGTATATAAAAACCGAAATGTCGTTCATTATCTCTGGAATAATTTTTGAATAGGAACTTGTTTTATCTTATCAATAATATCAGTTTCTATTCTATCTAATATATTAACATCTAAATCCATGAATGGTGGGATAATACCTAACATTCTTAACAATCCATCAACAAATAATGCAAGAGTGGTAAATCCAAGGATCATACTAATGACAGTTGCATCACGATTATGCTTTGCCATTGATGCCTCATCAATCTTTACTGCTTCTTCAACTGCTTCCTTTACAGCATTAGAAATAAGCACATCCACTTCCTCTTTGGTATAGGTGTACTTCCGTATCTTCTCCTCTGTGACAGTTCTTTCTTTCGGAACGTCAGTCAAAGGAAACTCAGTAATTAATTGCCTTATCATGGTGGATTTGTTTTTATTATCTATTATATCACTTTTCATAAGAATGTCCAGTAGGTCGTTTTGCTTGCTTTTCCTCACGTAAGCGCTCCAAATCCTGTATCCGTTTTAACATTTCTTGCTTTTTTTCAATATCTTCTATCTTCTTTTGCACATCTTTAAGTTCTTTTTGGATATCGTCCATCTCGGTGTAAAAACTCTTCCCCTATTATCTCCTTGCCAATATCACGCAAGTTCCGATGTAGGTAATTATATTTAGGAAGTTAGAAGTTTATATCACTTAAAAGCAGTGATTTTTAAATGAGGTTGGCATAATTGACTTGTATCTCCAGCTCCATTCCAATAATAACTACTAAAAAATGCTCCCATAGTGTGACTAGCACTATTATATGATCTGTGTTGAAGTGATATAGTTTTATTTTCAGTCCATGCTGGCATAGCTCCAGTGTTTGTATCAAATGATCCACCATCATTGCGAATTCTAAAATACCATTTGTAAATATTCGGATACTCAGCGTATGTTCCGTTTGTCGTATATCTTCCGTAATTTACTTCAGTTAGACCAGACAGACCATTTGCAGAACCATTAATATATAATCTAAAATGATGGATTCCATGACCATGATTATTCCAACGATTTTGAAAATGAAACTCATACATAACCCCAATCGAACCAGTAGGAGGTTTATATGTAGCCTGTGAAGCAGTTATAGTGCTGTAAGAAGCGTCAACATCAGTATAACCTCCTGTTTGAGTTGGAAGTGTGTATGTACCAAATGAAAGTGATCTAGTCGAACCATCAGTTTGTCCAGATGCTTGTTCCTTAGGTCCAACATCAACACCAACATTTGTTAGTGCAGAACCATCACCAAATAAAGATGATGCAGTTACAGAATTTGCAACTGATACGTTACTTGCAGTTAAGATACCTGTGGTATTATATGACCCATCAGTGAAAAATGTTCCAGCTACTCCAGCAATCGGACCAATTTTAACACCAGATCTTGCAGTTACAATACCAATTGAATCTTCATTAGTTGAATCTTCATAAGTTAATACACCACCTAAACTTAAGTTACCTGTTACAGTTAAATCTCCAGATGGATTTGCTAATGCAGTTGTAGTTAAAATACCAGTATGAGTGATACCACTTGGAAAATCAGGCGCACCATTACTCGTTTCATTTGTTATCTGGTTTGCTCTAATTCTTGACATGTACTTTACTAACCTTAATTATTTATGTTGGTGAACCATATGCAGTGATGGTAATACTAGGTTGATGGAATGTAGTTCCTTCTCCATCCCAATAATTTGTTGCGTGAAATCTGGCAACATCGGTAGATCCATTATAATGTCTTGATTTTATGTATATTGTATGATTATTATTCCAAGTTGGAAGAGAACCATTCGTTGTGGTAAATGATCCCCCATCATTACGAATTCTAAAATAAAATCTAAACATAGTTAGTCCTCCATGATATTGAGATGCCTTGTTATATCTACCATATGTTACTTCTGTCTCACCAGAAATACCATCACCAGAACCTGAAATATACAATCTATGATGTTGAATCGCATGTGACCCACCGATCCAACTGGAAAGATAATGATGCTCGTACATCACACCAATACACCCAGCTGGTGGTTTATATGTAATTTCAGATGAATTTACTTTTGTATATGTTGTTGTAGAAATTCTTTGTTCAGCAGTTACATTTACAAATGTAAAAGTTCCAAAATTACAAGAACGAGTAGATCCATCACACTGACCTGAAACTCGTTCAAGAACACCAGTGCTTGCATTAGTCATATTAGCACCACTACCATGAAAAGTTGCAGCAGTAACTGAACTTGCTACTGATATATTTGATGCTGTAATGATACCCGATGAATTAATAGATCCATCTGAAAAAATTGTAAGACCAACTCCAGCATGAGCACCTACTTTTACACCACTTCTTGCTGTTACAATTCCAACTGAATCAATATCTGTTGCATCTTCATATGTAATTGTGCCTGATATTCCAACATTTCCACTTACAGTCACATTTCCATTTACTGTTTGTTTAGTAGACGTTGATGTCAAAACACCAGTAACCACTGCTCCGTGTGGAAAATTAGGTGCACCTTTTCCTGATTGATCTGTGTAAGTATTAGCTTGTATTTTTGACATGATATTATGCTCCGTACGCTACGATTGATATATTAGGTATAAAATATAGTGCTTGGGAAATAGCTCCTGCAGCATCCCAATATTGAGGATAATGATATCTACCTACATTATTTGTTGCGTACGCTCTAGATGCCCATTTAATAGTTTTTGCAGATGACCATGAACCCATAGAACCATCAGTGGCGGTAAGACCACTTCCGTCATTTTTTATTCTAAAATACCATCTAAAAGTATTAACATTTTCATAATATTCTGCCGATGTATTTCTTCTTCCGTAGGTAATTTCAGTACCATCAAAATAAAGTTTATAATGTTGGATTCCATGACTAGCGTTTTGCCAAGCTGAGAAAAAATTCCAAGTGATTTCTACACCAATACTACCCGTAGGTGGTTGATAACTAATTTGTGTAAATGATAAATCAGCATATGAAGTCGATGTGTGCTCAAATCCATTTGTAACATTCGGAAAAGTAAAAGTTCCAAAGGAGCAGGCTCGAGTTGATCCATCACACTGACCCGCAATTTCTTCTTTAGCATACAATGATAGATTTGTTAAACCAGCCGCACTACCATAATAATTTGCAGCAGTAACTGAACCAGCAACTGATACATTTGTACTTGTAATAATACCAGACGCATTTATACTTCCGTCTGCAAAAATTGTTGCACCCACCCCTGCAGTCGGTCCTATTTTTAATCCACTTCTTGCTGTAACAATACCAACTGAATCAACACTTGTAACGTCTTCATAAGTGACAACTCCACCTACATTCGCATCACCATTTACTGTTAGATTACCAGTGATACTTGTATTACCTAAACTTACTGTTTGAACACCAACTGTTGTAAGACCATGAGGAAACTCTGGTGCACCATTTACATTTTCATTTGTTATTTGATTGGCTCTTATCTTAGACATATTAATAATTTGATAGTGTTCCTATACCTAGAACATTAAGTTTGAATTCATCACCCGACCTTACTGTAAATGTGTTACCATCATCTACCTTTATTTCTGCATAATTTGTATACGCACCAGCGGCACTAGATGGAGTATCAACAACAGTATTAGAGGTGATCTTCAGAACTGAGTTTGTATAATAAACTTTATTTAGAACATCTGTTTGTGTCTGACTTAAGGCTGTTCCTAATCCAGATGCTTGACCAGTTGCATTTGATATATCTCCAGTAAAAGAACCACTAAAACTAGCAGCAGTTACAATACCTGTGAATGTTGCATCACCATGTTGTCTGATTGTTACACCGATACCAGTATTACTTCCAATATCAATACCAGTTGAGTGTAGTAAAGAATTACCAATTAGTATCGAAGTACCTGGTTCTGTTCCTATTCCTGCTGGTGCGACTTTAGTAAATGACATTATATTGCTCCGTTTCTAGCTCTTCCTGTTGGTGTCACACTAAATTGAGAAGGTACTGATGTCTCTGCAAAAGCCATGTATACGTAATTTCCATTATCTCTATTAGTACCAGTACCAGGACTTCTTATCTTAAATCCACTAGAAAGAAAATCAATATATCTTCCAGAACCTGTTTCTTCAGCTGCAGGTACATCTGTATACAACCAACCATCAGTCGGATTGCTTGGATCTCTTGTATTATCTTCTATTATCCAATTATTACTATTACCCATTTCTTTAATCATGACCCATGCAGGTTCAAACCCACAATATATGAATGGTCCTTTTGCTTGACCTGATGTACCAGATCCACCTTTACCACGATATCTACCCATTTTAGAATAACCAGGTATATCTGTCCAACAAAAAACTATAAATGTATCACCACTTTCTCCCAATTCATTATAACCATGACTCATAGTTATTACGGAATCAGTTGGTTCTGTGCTTGCTAACCAACCACTATTACCACCAGCATCACTTTCATCAATAAAAGCTCTGTAACCAGCACCCATCGAGAAATGATAAGCAGACCAATCATTACTCATCGTTCCATCTGAAAGATTTTTTACCATAAAGAATTTAGGTTTTTTTCCAAGACCATGACCATGTTGTTTTGACCCAGATCCCGTGCCAGTGTATGTGAACATCGAAAATCCTGATTGTTTACTTACAGTGAGTGTTGTTGCAACATTCCCATCATTATTTGTAACTGCTGTACCACCTGCTTTCCAACACCATGCAACATAATTATCACCTGATTCATTAGTTCTTGTCATAGAACCTGGTCTAAAACCATCTTTTCTAAATTCTTGAAGTGCGTTACTATTAGTGCTCTCAGCATTAATATCATCAGTCATGATAAATTTCTGTGGACCTCGAATACTATTAAATAACATATTCGCCCCAGTGCCACTACTTCCCTCATTTCTACTTTTTATCCAAACTAAATCAGGTTTAAATTGTAATCCTGAAATTACTGTATTATTATTACTATCACCATTATATGTTACACAACCAAAAAACTTTTTCGGTTGCATTATAGATGACGCCTGTGCTGTTAACAAATTCTTTGAATTTATTGGTTTAAATCCAGTAGGTGGTGCATAATCAAAACCCTGATTTGTGCCACCAGATGCTCCAAAATTTAATTTCCAACTATTTGTGGAACCATTTGTACCATTAGAGACATAACCAATATATCCACAATCGTCTGCTGGTAATCTTATCTTGGGTCCGTAAGTGCCATTTTTTCCAAACTGTACCTCTCTTGTATCCATATCTAATGCAACTTGTGCAATATCAGAACTGGTATTCCAGCCAAAACCTGATGCATAGAGTGTATTTTCAGTAGGATTACCAGTTGCATTACTAGTAGTTGACAGTCCATCTGTGTTTAAAACCAAATTACTATCAAACCAAGTAAATCCAACAACACCCTTAGTGTATGCAGTATTATCTGTTGTGTAGTAATCTGGAACGATACCAAAATATCTCGTAGAATTACCACCATCTGCTTGAATTTCCCAATACCATTTTCCTGAGTTTAAAGATTGAGTAAATGGGAATGAACCTTGGTTATCATTAGGAATATACGCATAAAGAAGTCCATTTCTTGTTGCTGTGGAAGAGGAGTTTTGTTCGTTTCTTTTTAACGGATCTAAAGTACCCCAATTATTTGTCGGTGTATCTAATTTAGAATCAGTATCAAATTTAGCAGAGTTAGAACTTGGATTAGCCGTAATACTAAAATTACTTGGAGTCCAGTTGTGTCCATTACCACTGAAATCTTTACCTATTGTCGTTGCACTATTGCCAGAATTATCTGTAAATTTGAGATAGAATCCATTAGTCCCATAATTACCAGTATATTTTTTAGGCATCCAGATGCCTGTTTGAGATTCAGAAAATCCCAGTTCTAATGGATCAACATTAAGTCCATCAATAAAATTAACCTCTGCCAGATAACCATCAAAAGAAGAACCTCCATTAGCAACTCTACCAAGATAATGTGTGGTTCCAGCATTATTTACAAATGAATCATAACCAGCACCATCGTTTGTGTCAAAAGAAACACTTTGTCTTTCACCATTAACATGAATTCTTACTCTATCATTTGCTGTGCTATTATCAGAATCGAACTGAAATACAATATGATACCACCTTGAAAAATCTTTCATCTGAGCATCACTTGTACAACCATACCTGTGATTAGCACTAATTCTTAGTTGATAACTTATTGTGTGTGATGGACTAAATGATAATGCCTCACGATTATTTCCAGTATTATCATAACCAAATAAACATCGAGAAGAACCATCACTAATAATCATATTAGGTTTCAACCAACAACTAAATGTCCATTTTCTTCTATTACTACTACTACTAGGAGTTCTAGTGAGACCAGGAGATCCATTCCTATCAAATCTCAAACTTCTTTCTATCTGATAAGGACCTGCAACTAATGCAGTATCATCAGTAATGATATGTGGTACAAATGCTCTTGCCATTATCTAACCTAACTGAAGTTTACTGACGCACCTGCGAGTAGTGTCGTGCCTGATGCTCCTACTTTGTGAACTGTGAATGATATCAAACTTAGTGATCCACTTGCTGTCGGTAAATTTGGTGCTGCTCCTGATGGAAATTTGAATGCTGTACTAAATCCAACGGTTGCTACACCCACATTTTCGATTCTAACTGTATGACTATCTGCTTCTGCTCCCCCAGTAACATCTATTGTGACCTCTCCTGTTGCTAAAACTTTATGGTCGTCTGCACTTGATAGTAATAAATGAGTTGTGATACCTGATGGAGTGATTGCTTCTGTTGTTATACCAACTGATATACCTGTGAGTTGTGAACCATCACCATGAAACGCAGTTGCAGTTGCAATACCAGTGACACGTAAACCATCTCTTGCGGTGATGACACCGATTGAATCTACATTCGTTACATCTTCATATGTCAATACTCCTGCGATACCTGCGTTACCTGTCACACTTAAAGTTCCAACCGTGACTATTCCTGATAATACTGCGTTTGTAGATGTATTAATATTATCTGTTGAAGCAACACCAACTAATCCAGCACCGTTACCTGAAAAAGAAGTTGCAGTACAAACTCCTGTTACTATTAAACCATTGGTCGCAGTAGGAGCACCGTTAGCGGTTTTATTTGTTATTTGATTTGCCCTTAATCTTGACATGGTTTATATTTTTAGTTATTTATGAGACAAACAAGTCGAGTACATCAGGAACTAAGTCACCTGATTCGATTGTTAAATCAATACTTTCTTCGATTCTTAATTCTGAATAGTTTGTATATACAGCAACAGCAGTCGATGGTGGATCAACAATCGTATTACTATCAATACTCAAAATACTATTTACATAGTATAATTTATTTAATGGATTTGTAGATACATTACTTAGTGCTGTACCTAAACCAGAGACACCTGATAGTTGTGAACCATCACCAACAAATTTAGTTGCAGTGACAATTCCTGATAGGTTTAGATTCCCATCAGCATTTGCAATTATCTTATCGGTTGCTCTTGTTAGTGCCATTTAGTTATTTATATTTGATAACGGATCAGATTGTATTCCCATTTTTTTACCTAGTATTGCATTGATACACCAGTAATTCTTGTTTCTTTAGACCCTGCTGATTGGTTAGCAACTTCAACTTTATATTTAAGTTGTGTACCAGCAGTCACTGTTACATCATTTACCTTAGCCATTTTTATACCTGTAGCAAAATCAGGTTGTGCTACAAGAGTTCCTTGAGTAAAGTTAGAGCCATTATCTGCTGATAAATGTATTTTTAAATCTGTGTTTAAAGTTGCAGTTCCAGAACTATCAATATATGTAATAACAGCACCCATGTTGGTTGTTGACGCACCAGCAGTAACTACATTACTTATAAAATTACCTGTTGCGTTATTTACAGTAGTGCTTAATTTTTGTCCTTTTATTTGTATTTCTGCAAGACCAGCGTTTACATTACCGTTGTTATGGTAGCCATCAAATATAATACGAAATGCAGCAGTATTTGTAGGCACTACATAAGGTGTAGTTAAAATCATCCCTGCATAACTATTAGCTACGTTTGTAGCTTCTATATTCCAATTAGCAGTACCTTGGTTTGCACTACCACTAGGAGTTACAATTTGACTTCCTCCAAATGTACCACCTGACCCACCTGAGTCTGCAATTTCCATTCTAAAATATCTAAATCTTGCATAAGTATTAAAGTTCCAAAACTGAAAACCAGTTAATTTAAAACCTACTCCAAAATCAGAGTCCGCTCCAATTTCATATCCAAAACCTTTAGTGTAACCAGAAGGTCCAGCTATATAAAAAGTTTGACCTTGCCCTCCTCCAATACTTCCAGTTACTCCATCAATCATTCCAGCTGGATCAATAGAAGTACCATTATAGTTATAAATTCTGTTTGCATCTAAATCACTCGTTGACCAATATTGATCTGTACCATAACTTTGAATAATACTAGCTACATATTCTCCACCTGTAGTATCTCTAGCCATTCCTGTTAATGACGCTATACCATTAGCATCTTGGAAAGTTTCTACAGAAGTAGAGTTAGTATTGTATCTAGTAGCATTTTGTATGCCATTTATTTTTAAAGCTAGTGCTGATATATCGTTTACTATTTTGTTATCATCAAATGACGAAGCGTGTTGTTGGACACTACTTGCAGAAATTCTTGCATCTGGAATTGTTCCTGTTAATTGACCAGCAGGTATACTCGTTAAGTTTGCACCACTACCAGTTACATCACCCTCAACATCACCAATAAATTTAGTTGCAGTTGCGATTCCAAGAATTGAAACTGTGCTTATACCTGCATCTGGTTCGATATTATTAACAACTATCTTACTTGTCATACTATCCTCCAATTACCTTGAACTGTGACAGAATATCCTGCACCAACTCGGATTGTGCCGACTGATAATCCATTTGTTCCTGATGGGATAGTAACATTTTCATCAATTTCTGTGCTGTTTGCTTTGATAATTCCAAAACGATCTAACCATTGCTTCTTACCATTTGCAGTGATTGTGTCGTGAAAGGTGACAGATGTAACTCCTGTCTGTGAACGTATTGTATTGACAACTATTTTTGTCATACGATTGCCCACTCACCATTAACTGTAATCGTATGTCCATCTGCAATCGTCACTGGTCCTGATGAAAGACCATTTGTACCAGAAGGGATAGTTATACTTTCAGCAATGGTATCACGATTTGCCTTGATTACACCATAAGTATCTAACCACTGACTATCACCATTTGCTGTAATGGTTTCTTTAAACTCCGTTGAAGTGGAGTGAGAATCAATGATGTTGGCTTTAAGTGTTGACATGTTTTATTTATGGTTTAGTTGGCCAAGTGACATTTTTAACAAAAGGACCATCAAGTTCTGGTGTGGCAGATGATGGTAAATCACGAAGTGCCTGACGATATGTTTTCCAAGCTGTTGTTTCAGCAACACCTGTCTCTGATGCTTTTGTTACTACCCAATCAGTATCTCTAAGTAAATTATCTCGATGTACTCTTAGTCTTCTCATTGCCTCTCCATCATATAATTCCTGTGCCTTATTCATTACCTCAGTTTTTGTAGGTAATGTTCCAGTCACAATATTGGTATCCCAAACCATATTTTCATAACTTGACACACCTTGACAGTAAAAGGCACCTGGTTTATTACCAGTTAATGCGTGTGCTGCTTCTGCTATAAAGTCGGAGGTTGTTGTAATCATTTTAAATATTCTCTAATTTGTTAGTTACGTCAACGTAAAATTTATTATTACTGTTTGTATTATAAGCACTTTGTATATACATGTCTAACGCTTGTGTGCCAGAAGGATCCCAAGGTATGATGAATCTATTCAAAATCAAGTTATAATACCAATTGTAATGCTGCTCAATTACATATGCTCCATCTCGATTATAAGTTTTACCTCTTTGATATATGTAACCAGTCAAATAACCATGATTAGCAGCTCCGTTATGCTGATACCCCAAAGAAACTTCAAGTCCATATATAGTAGTTGCATTACAACCCGAAACGTTACCTAATTGATGGTTTTGGTTTTGATCACTACTAGACCAAGTAATATCTGATGCAACTCTTTGACCTGAAACTGTATTATTTGCATCTATTCTTGGTGTTGCTGTGGCACTAGTACTTGTTA